ACTAGCTAAATCTTATATCAATGCAACAAGGATGATTGGTTCTGATAAAGTCATAGTACCTAATCAAAATTCAAATGAAGATCATTGGAATGAAGTCTATGATAAATTAGGTAGACCTCAGTCTCCTGATAAATATAAATTTGAAATCAAATCAGACGTTGTCCCTTTTGAAGAAACATCAATTAAACAATTTGCTGAGAATGCACACAAGTTAGGTTTGAATAACAAACAAGCTCAAGGTATCTTAGAGTTCTATAAAAACAATGTAGAGCAAAGTGCTAAGCAATCTCAAATAGACATAGAAACATCACAAGCACAATCTCAACAACAATTAAGGCAAGAATGGGGTAGAGCTTATGATGAAAAATTAACTAAGGCAAAATCCATAGCTCAAGCTAATTTTAGTAAAGAGTTATTAAATACACAACTAAAGGATGGTACGGTATTAGGAGATAATCCTGAGATCATTAAAGGCTTTGCTAACATTGCCAATCTTCTTTCAGAAGATAAAATCATCTCTACGGAAAGTGAAAGTGTCAATCAAGGTAGAGACATTCAAACTGAAATATCTAAAATTATGGATGACAAATCTGGACCTTATTGGAATAAATCACACCCTGATCATTCTAAGATGGTTCAACAAATGTTTACTTTAAGAGAAATGTTAAATGGCAAGTGAAGACCATTTAAACGACCAAGAGATTAGATTAGAAATACTTCGTATCATTAAGGAAAATGGTACGGAGTTTCAAAAAAATAACCCCTTGCCAATCGCTAACGAATATTATAAATGGGTTAAAGGTAAGACAATTCGTAAATCTACGAACCTTACTGACAGCGAGGAATAGACTGCGGTCTAAAAGACTTTAAATCCAAGAGATGCCTGTCGCAAGACGGAGAACCTTTCTGATTGTTTATAATACTAACAAACTAACAATGGAGAGACAAATATGTCTAATCAAGTAACAACAGCTTTTGTACAGCAATATTCTGCTAACGTACAAATGCTATCTCAACAAATGGGTTCATTATTGAGAGATAAAGTTCGTCTTGAAAGTGTTGTTGGTAAGAATGCATTTTTCGATCAAGTGGGTTCTGTAACTGCTGTTAAAAGAACTAGCAGGCACGGAGACACTCCACAAATCGATACTCCTCACGCAAGAAGAAGAGTATCTCTAGTGGATTACGAATTTGCTGACCTTATCGATGATCAAGATAAAGTACGAATGTTAATCGACCCAACATCATCTTATGCTCAAGCTGCAGCTTACGCTATGGGTAGAGCTATGGACGATGAAATCATTGCTGCCGCTTTAGGCACATCATACACAGGTGAAACTGGAAGTACATCAACTCCACTACCTTCTGGACAGAAGATAGTTGAAGCTGGTACAGATGGTTTAACTATTGCTAAATTAAGAAACGCTAAAAAGATTCTTGATTTAAACAATGTTGATCCTTCAATTCCTAGATTCATAGTTGTTGGTCCTAAACAGATCGATGATTTATTAGGTACAACTCAAGTAACAAGTTCAGATTTCAACACAGTTAAAGCATTAGCTAATGGTGAAATCAACTCGTTCTTAGGGTTTAATTTTATAATGTCAAACAGACTAACTACAACAGGATCAATGAGACAATGTATTGCATTTGCTCAAGACGGTCTTGCACTAGGAGTTGGTAAAGATGTAATGGCTAGAATAGACGAGAGAGCTGACAAAGGTTACGCTACTCAAGTTTACTACTGTGCTTCTTTCGGCTCAACTAGAATGGAAGAAGAAAAAGTTGTAGAAGTCCAAGCCTACGAGGCGTAAACCAAAGGAGATAAATTATGGCTAATGGAACAAATTACCAATTAACGCAAAACACTCCTAAAGATATGGTTGACGTATCTAAGTGGGGTGGAAAATTAAGAGTTCAGTACGATGAGTACGAAGCATCTTCTTTAGCAGCAGGAACAATTAATGTTGCTAAATTACCAAAAGGTGCAATCGTATACGAAGTAGTATTACACGCTGACGATATGGGAACAGGTACAACTGCGGTTGTAGGTGATTCCGGTGACGCAGACAGATTTATTACTTCTGTAGATACAGCATCTTCTGCTACTCTTACTAGATTGAATGCTATAGCTGGTTTTGGTTATGAATATTCAGCAGAGACTGACATCATAATTACGACTACTGGTACTTCAACTGGTACATTTAAAATTGCAATTTTCTACGTTGTAGAATAATTCTTTTTTTTAGGTGGGGGAGAAATCCCCCATCTTATTCTTTTTTTTAAAATGACAATAAGCGATTTCGATCCAAGAAACTTAACCCTATACAAAGAACCAAGAGAACTATTGCATTTTCAATGGCAAGACGATACTAAGGTATACAGATATGCTTTAGTTGAAGTTATTTCAGAAAAGGATATAAACCATAGAACTAAGCAAAAAAAAGATGAGTTAGGCTTAACTCAAAAAGAAATTTGGAGTAAATATGGCATCAGTCGTTGACATTTGTAATGGAGCATTAAATCAATTAGGAGCATCAACAATCATTTCACTTACTGAAGATTCTAAGAATGCAAGACTTTGCAACGCAAGATATACTCAAGTAAGAGACTCAGTATTTAGATCACACCCTTGGAACTGTTTACAAAAAAGAGTTCAACTCGCAGCAGACACAGATGCACCTGCCTGGGGATTTACTAAACAATACACTCTACCTGCTGATTGTTTAAGAATATTAACCATCTTAGATTACGATGCAGATTACAAGATTGAAGGTAGAAAGATATTAACTGATAACTCAACAATGAAAATATTATACATTGGTAGGATTGAAGATCCCAATCAATATGATGAATTACTAAGAGAAACATTATCAGCTGCTTTAGCTGCGGACATTGCTTATGCAGTAACTTCATCAAATCCAACCGTATCTAATATGTATAATTTATTTCAAGACAAGTTAAAGGAAGCAAGATTTGTTGATGCCACTGAAGGACAAAATCAAAACCCTGAAAAGGGAATGGCAGATGTCATTGACACGAGTACGTGGATTAACTCAAGATTTTAAAAAATGGCAAGAGTAGCTGCACAATTAACTAACTTCACAGGTGGTGAATTGTCACCAAGATTAGATGGTCGTAATGATCTAGCTAAATACAATTCAGGTTGCAAGACCTTGGAGAATATGATTGTTTATCCTCACGGTGCTGCAGCTAGAAGATCAGGAACGAGCTTCGTAGCAGAAGTAAAAGACAGCACAAAAAAAACAAGATTAATACCTTTTGAATTTTCTACAACACAAACTTATATGCTTGAGTTTGGCGATCAATACATTCGTTTTTATAAAGACAATGGTCAAATACTATCAGGTGGATCTGCTTATGAAATATCAACACCTTATTTAGAAGCGGAACTATTTGAAATTAAATATGCTCAATCTGCTGACGTGATGTATATATGTCATCCTAACCACGCAGTAAGAAAACTATCACGAACAGGTCATACTGCTTGGACATTAACTGAGGTTGATTTTCAATATGGTCCATTTCAAGATCACAATATTACCACAACTACTTTAACTGCTGGTTCTACAACAGTTGGTGCTTCAACTAATTTAACTTTATCTTCAACAACAGGTGTCAACTCTAATCAAGGTTGGTTATCTACGGATGTTAATCGATTAGTACATTTAAAAGATGGTCATTATAAAATAACTGCAATAACTTCAACTACGGTTGCTGTAGCTACTTGTATTGCTTCTCCTTCTTCTGCATCTGCATCAACAGACTTTGCTTTAGGTTCTTTCTCAGATACGACTGGTCATCCATCTTGCGTAACTTTCTTTGAACAAAGATTAGTATTTGCAGGAACTAAGGAACAACCACAAACATTATTCTTTTCTAAATCAGGTGACTATGAAAGTATGGATGATAACTATCACGGTACGGTAGCAGATGATGATGCCATCATTTATACTATTGCTTCTAACCAAGTAAATGCCATCAGATTTATGACAGCAACTAGAACTTTAATCGTTGGCACAGCAGGTGGTGAATTTACAGTTAGCGGTGGAACAGTTGATACTGCCATCACTCCTACTAATATTTTAATTAAGAAACAATCTAACCACGGATCTGCTAATCTTGATGCGATTGCCGCAGGCAATGCTACACTCTTTTTACAAAGAGCTAAAAGAAAAGTTAGGGAACTAGCTTATAATTTTGATGTTGATGGTTA